AATGCTGGCAGCCAATCCGTCAATATAGACTATCTTAGTGGCACTGTGCCGTTTGAGCATACTGTGGATTGCTTGGCCAGCAAACACATCTCCGCCGCCTGAGTTTATATAGATATTCAACTCTGTGATGTCGCCCAGGGCGTCCAGATCTTCCTTGAACTGTTTTGGTGTTACGTCATCACCCCACCAGGAGTATTCGGAAATGTCTCCATAGAGCATCAATTCACCGACGGTGGAGTTGTTATCCTGGGCTTTGAATTGCCAGAATTTCTTACCCTTCATTTCAATCCTCCCTCCTTTCCTTGATTAGTTGGTAAATCTCCTCCACCAGTTTGGCGTAGGAAGCGTTTATCTTTGTTGGATCTGACCCGGCCTCGATCATGTTCATGGGCTGCAGGTATATATCGCCAGCCGGGCCAATACCGTTACGGTTCTCCATGCGGAGGATGTCGTTGACACTGAGCCAGCCCCACTGTCTGCCCATCGCATAGCTTTGCGCCCGGCTCAAGGCGTCGCCGCGCAGCAGGCCGTCGACCTTGAACTCAAAATAGCGCCCGGCTTTTCGGTCATCAATATTGAGCAGTTGCAAATTCAAATTCTCCTCCCAGCGTTTGAACCAGGGGAGCATGGAGTACATGATGAACTCCAGCGATTGGTGCTCGATGTTGTTATTGGTCGCCCGGGAGAGATCCTGGACCAAATGCAAAGGCACCCTGTAGAACCTGCAAATATCCTCGATCTGGAAGCGCTTAGACTCAATAAATTGTGCATCGGTCAGCTTCATACTCAGTTCTTTAAAATCGCCGCCACCTTCAAGGATCATCGGCACGCCCGCGTTTTTAAGTCCAGTGTAGTTTTTATTTAGTTCTTGCTTGAGTCGCTGGAATGCCGGATCAGTTAATTCATTTGGATACTTAAAGATCCCTGACGACATTACACCGTTGGCATAAAAGTTCTGCTGAAACTCCTCTTGATTCACCCCAACTCTTAGCGTGGTCTGAGCATATTCCAAAGGCGTAATGCCAATATATCCATCCAGCGTCATGCCGGGGATGTGTAAAATATCATCTCTGGTCTTTGGGTTATCAGCTTTGTCTATGTAGTACAATAACGTCCCGGTTGATGGATCCGTTTTGACTTGCACTCTGTGCCACATGATGGGCCTGAGCTGTATGACCTCACCTTTTTGGTTCTTCACTTTTTGCGCAAAGAAATTACCACCCAGATTAATGTTGCTGACTCCAGATTCTTTGAACGCAGTCGGCGTCATATCAGGGTTTGGAGCAAAGTGCATCATATCATTTAAGCGCCCATCAACCTGCTTGCGGCCGTCCTTCGTTTTTTCGTAAAAGAATACCGGGCAGCTGCCCAGCGTCTCAGCCAGGACTCGGTTACAAGCAAATACTGCCGAATACTTCATGGCTGAATCTGCATCCATCTTTCCAACAGACCGGCCGGTAGGGACATCTTTACCCGCTAAAAAATCCTCCGCATAACGCTGAAGGATTTCATTAAGACTTGCCTGGGGGGCAAAAGCTAATTTCATTCGGTCCCTTATTCTCAAGTTCTCAACTCCTTACAACAGTGACCTCATGCCACGCTTTTCGTATACTGATGTATTGTTTTCCCGGAGCCTTGCCCGGGTATGGCTTGTTACCAGCGCAGCTGCAGGGTCAATCCTAAACGTGGTTTTTGACTTATCGAGCTTTATATTTCCAGCCGGATCCTGGGTAACTACGCTATTGCCTATGGCCCATGTCAGCACGGGGTTATTAAAATGGATCAGCTTTTTCTGTAAAACAAGCGACATTATATCATTGGTCGGCTCACTCAATGTCGCAAATCCCTGCCGGATCTGTACACATTCAAATCCTTCTCCGGCCAGGTCATTAGCCAACTGGGTAGCATTCCAGGGGTCGAAGTCTATCTCAACTACCTGATATTTTGCAGCCTGATTCAGGATATAGGATTTGACCCATTCATAATCAACTACTTCCCCAGGAGTAAAAGTAATGTAACCTTGCTTTTCCCAAGCTGAATATGGTACCTTGTCGCGTTTTTCCTTTTCCAATACCCTTTCTTCCGGGATAAATGAATGTGATATTACTGCATATCGACCATCTTCCAGCGGGAACTCAAGATTGACGCTGGTCATGTCTGTTGTTGAAGATAGATCTAGGCCAATATAGCAAGGGTACCCGGCCAGGTCTATAACCTCTCCATTTTCATCGACCGCTTCCTCAGGGCAATCATTCCACTTATCCAGGTCCATCCAGCGCTCAGTCTGGGATACCCACATATCAAGCTCTTTGCATAAGAAGGTGTTCTGAGCTGCCGGGAGTTCCTTCGCCTTGGAACATTTGCGCTCAAGGTCATCAAGTTTCTTACTGACTCCCAGGTTAGGGTTTGCTTTTATCCAGCAGGCTGGATCCCGCCAGTCATCATCCTTGTCCAACTGGGCAATGTAACAAAAATAAGTATCATCCTCTACCAGGCCATCGAGAATATTCAGGCAATAAGAATACTGCTCATAGCATATTGAGAACCGATTATAACCTGCAGTTGTGATGGTCCATATTAGCGGTTGTTGTCGTGCGCCGGTGGCCGTCTCCAATACGTCCCACATTTCCCGGGTCTTATGTGCATGCAGCTCATCGATCAACCCATAATGAATATTCAGACCGTCCATGCTGTTAACATCAGCTGATAATGGCTCAAATTTAGAGACCGTTGTGGCCACGCTCATATTTCTTTGAAACAGGTCTATAAGCTCCCGGATATCCGGTGAGCTCTTGACCATGTTCTTAGCCTCATCAAATATGATCCGGGCCTGGTCTTTCTTGGTCGCTGCGCTATATATCTCAGCGCCTGGTTCACCGTCGGCAAGCAGTCCATATAGACCAATCCCGGCCAACATCGTTGACTTGCCGTTCTTTCTCGCAACCTGTGTATAGGCTGTACGGAATCGTCTTAGGCCTGTTTTCTTATGTACCCATCCAAAGATGGAGCCAACAATGAAACACTGCCAGAGTTCCAATTTGACTGTCTGGCCAGCCCATTCACCTTTGGTATGCTTCAAAAAATCAAAAAAGCTAATAGCCCTTTCGGCTCTATCCAGGTCGAACTTGAATACAAAGTCCTTTCGTTTAGACTTTTTAATGTCTTCCATGTGCCGGCGGCAGGCTTTGATAACAAGCTGGCCGGCAACAATGTTACCGGCCAGTACCTCCTTGGCATATTTAGTTGTGCGGTCTGGATTAGCCACTCTTCTTTGCACCACCTATGAACACCGCGAAGGGGTTAACCTTATCTTCTAGCTGTTCAACCTTGATCCGGCTGCGGCTCGATGGGGTCATTCCGAACTCAGCTGCAAATGATACCATCTCTTTCATGGCCGTTGAAGCGATCCCCACTTCCGGCCGCTGAATGATGTTGCCCTTATCACTCTCATAGGTCATGCCGTGGATCTTGATTGCCTTCTCAGCATCGACCCATCTCCCAAACGCTTGGGAATATGCAGCCACTACATTAATGTCAACCTGAGTGAGGATCCCAGCCTGATGAAGCAGGGGCACCACCCGGCTAAATTCTTTCTTGGCCAGGGTAGTGAGATGAGCTGGCGGCTTGGGTAGCTCATCATACTTTGGAAATATGGGTTCGTGTTGATTTAGCGGACGCTTCCCGGGATTACCCTGGAGCTCCTTCAGTGCTTTTGGTTTTCCTGCAGGACCTCGCGCTCCCATATTTACACCCCATTTCTAAACTTGCGCTCGCACGCAAAGTATTTGGCCGCGGTCTATATAGAGAGGCGCCACAGAGATTAAACACCCCCCTACTACGTCTTAATGTCACATCCTGGTTCTTCTAAGCACTTTTTTTGCTTCTGCGCCTAGTTGTTGTTGCCAAAACCTCCATCCTCGGAGGCTGTCTTCCTGTCATGGCAGGATTTACACAGCGCCTGATGGTTTCCTCTATTCCAGAAGAGTCCCTGATCTCCCTTATGAGGTTGGATATGATCAGTCACCTGGGCCGCTACTATCCGTCCCTCATTGTGACACTGCACGCACAACGGATGCTCTGCCAGGTATCTCTTGCTGTATTGTTGCCAGCGATAATTATATCCTCGCTGAGATGCACTACCTCTTTCCTTGTCATATCTTTGTCTGTCCTGTCTCTTATGTTGGATACAATAGCGCCCATCCTGAACCAGTTGTGAGCAGCCAGGGTGGGCACATGGTTTCTTTGATTTTGGCGGCACGTTATCATCTCCAATAAAAAAGCCCGGCTTATCACCGGGCTGAAGTTTAATTTACCAGCCGTAAACATTCTTTATTGTCGTTGGCCCTTTATCACGTGGCGAAGTTGGATCATCTACTACATCTTTGCATACTGGGCATCTGTAAAAACCATTTTTATGCATTCGTATTAGCTTAAGTTTTTCATCAAAACAATGGCTACAAAAAGGACCTTCATCGGACAACCAATATAAGTTGCTTTTAAAAACGAGTTTCTTTCTTAATTCAGATAAATCTTTAAGCTCAGCTATTTCCCTTTTGATTTTCTCGTTTTCGCTTAATAAAGCCATAGTTTTTTCCTGTAAGTCAAGTATCATATTAAATTCATCAATTTTATCGGCTTGTCGAAGTACTTTTGCAACCGCTCCAAACTTATCAAGTATCTCCAAAATATTTTCATTCCTCTCTGCCTTTTCTTCCATCATTCGGCAAAGGAAATTATAAATCCTCCTGACTAATTTAAATGGCATTATTTTACCATATATTAGGATAATGAGTTATCCATATCTTATATTGTGTTGAACTGGTCAGTTTCAATTTGAGCCAAGAAGAATTGGGCTCTTGCTTTGGGTCCACAAAAACGAGTTCACACTTAGCTCAATATGGATAACTCGTTAAGAATTTCAATAGAATTTGATCAGATTTTGAACTGTTTTATCTTCTCATTTATAGTCTGCTGTTCAATACCTATATACCTCAGCGTATAAGACTGATCAGCATGATTGAATATCTTTTGCAGCGCCACGACATCTTTATATTGCATATAGAAATGAAAGCCGAAGGTCTTGCGCATAGTATGTGTCCCCATAGATTCAATACCGAACCGTTCAGCCGCTGCCTGAAGAATCTTATAGGCCATTGACCTGGTGATCGGCCGGTTATAATTCTGCCGGCTTTTGATCAGGTAATCATCCGGATCCTTGCCCTCGCAGTATTCGGCCAGGGCCTTCTTAAGTACCGGATTGATTTCAAAGGTCCGCTGCTTCCCGGTTTTCATCTCACGGATGTTTATGCCATTGCGATCCTTCACTTCCTTGATCTTTAGCCGCAGAATATCTGATATACGGAGTCCAGAATATACTCCCATCATCCACATGATGTAGTTTCGCTCATTCTTGAACTTAAGATATTCAGCTATATCATGAACCATGGACTTATCCCTGATAGGCTCAACAAAATTCATGGGATCGCCTCCAATAAATAAGGGACCTGGCAGCTCCAGCTGTCAAGTCCCCGGGGTGTTAATTGACAAAACTCTATGATGTAATTATAAATGGGAAATGCCGTTAGTGATTCCTGATTTATTCCCTTTTTATTCCCTATCTATTCCCGGTTTATTCTTAGTTATTAGCAGCCTTACGCAGCCACAACTCTTCCTCCGCGAACAATCCCAGGATTTCTTGAGCATCATCATCGTTAAGATACCCGAAACACCAAGCCAGCACCTTCACTATATCCTTACGCTGGGCATAAAAAGTGTTCTTATCAATGAGTTTTTCCTGGCAAATCTGCTGCCAGGGCAGGCGCTGCCAATATGTCATGCTGACCAACTCACGCTGATCCGGATCGAGCATCTTTTCAATGCTATTCTCAACAATCTCCATCCATCGAATAAGGTTCTCTATCTTTTGATTGTATTTAGCTTCTAACTCGAACTGCTTATCAACCCAATAATTGACGTCCTTTTCAACTGGAGAGGATACGTTGTAGTTGGCACCTTCACTTAACTCATAAGATGCTATAAAGCCAGATGGCGTATTTTCAAATACGGCTATACTATAACTCTTAACCCGCTCAATAAATGCCCTGTGACTTTTTATCCGGATCTCGAAAGATGGATAATTGTAAAGCATGCTCTCAGTTTTCTGGTACCATGGTTCCCGTTTGCGGCTCACCTGTTATCCTCCCCTCATTCTGAGATACTCACTTTTACTATGCCGCACCTAGATCCAGCAGTTTATCAAGCGGCATTAATTTGACTTGCTTTGGTGCATCCATGCGGAAAACATCGACAGCCCATTCTGCTATCTGCCCTCTGATCATGTGTTGATAAGTGTGATCCGTTAAAGCATCGGACAATAGACGGGTATCTTGTTCCGCCTCTTCTCTTGGTAACTCCTGAGCCGGTGACATTACTACCGGGGGACATCCTGGCTTGCCCAGGCCATAGTTATCTACCCTTGGTTCTGCAGGTTCATCCTGATTCGGCACCTGATCCCCGGGGCCGGCCTGGGCGGGTTCTGTAGCCTGTGTCTTTGGATTATCTCTGGGTTCCAGTATCCCGGCTTCTTCCAGCCATTCTCTTGCTTTTGGCTGGCCAACGTGCAGTTCAAGAGCAACTCCTGATACTGTCTTTTTAAGATCCCACAGTTCCCGAAGTCTATCATTTGTGGGCCTTGGTCTTTTAGGCATATCAATTCCCTCCCCGCTAATGTTTAGAATACTGACTTTTCCCGGATAGCAGATCGTTAACCAAGATAGTGTCCGGGTACCGTTGCCCCTGGATGGCAATAACCTTATCTGTCACCTGTCGGACGGTCCCAGTCTTGGTCTGCGGCCGCTTGCGCTTATCTGGGCAATTGATGTATTCGATTTCCATTCCTGGTTGTATGTCGGATAAGTTCATGGTTCTGCTCCCCCGTATAGAATCCGATTAATTCGTCTGGCTCCCTGTGTCCGGCGGTACGTAGATTTGATACCCGCCATTCATGATCACGGCTGGCGATAATCCATCTGTCTCCTGCCGGTTCTTACTCTTAGCCGCCTCTTCCGGATTCAGGATCTCAGCTATGGACGGAGGATATTTGCTGGTCGCTATGTGTTTCTTCAGGCGTGCCATGGCGACGAAGTAGTTAAGGTCAGATAGCATGTCCGCCCATAATTCAAGTCGGCTGGTTTTGGGGTCCCAGTTCGGGTAAGCATCGGTCATTGTTTGTACAAACTTTTTAAACTGCTCTTTATCCACTATTTACCGCCTCCTTTTTGCTGAATATCTGATCGATATCGTCTGAAACATTGCGGGTTCCCCCTGCAAATTTCGGGCTCCCACGCTTATCCTTATCCCGTAGGTAATTAAGCCACTTCTCTCCGTCAGAAAGGAATAGTCTGTATCCGTTTCTCCGATTTAAGAACGTGTCCAGTCCCCAAGCATAGTTGCATAGCCCATAAGAATCGTCTTTCAGCATTATGGAAAAATGGGTGATGCTTTCTTTGATCTCGTCCATTGTGTTGTCTTTAAGAGCCTTTTTGATCGCGCTTTTCATAGATTCGGTCAGTTCCTTGTGAGAAATAACGTCGCATGATAGCCAGTGCTCAAAAATCTCCTGCTCAGGAGATGATAGCGGGTTAAGGGAATCAGGTAATAGGGAATCAGGAATCAGGTTAAGGGAATCAGCAGGATTAGTACTATGCATTTCCTGTACTTGTACTGTACTTGTACTATGCTTTTCTGGTGTTGCTACGGAGTAGGGAGGAATATCGCTTTGAGCCTCGTTTTTATGGGGATTTTGATGTTTCAAAAAATTAGCAATCTGTATGTAATTTTCGCCATCACATGAATAGCGAACTATAAAACCAGCCTCATTTAGATCCTGCAATAGTGAGTCCACGTCGCAATCATCATAAGGCAGTGCTGCCACCTTTATTTTCTTTGGCCGATCTTCAAGCCTTCCTTCCCGATCAGCTATACACCATAGACCGGCAAAGAGGATCCTGCCTAATGGCTCTATCTCAGCCAATCTATCATTTATAAAGAATCCTGGTTTAATGTTCCTCGATCTTGCCATTTCTCCCCGTTCCCCCTCTGCTATCTGATCTCCCAAATGGTCTTTTGTTCTGTGGGGTACTTTTCAGCCATTACCCTCGGCCTACTCGGCGTATCCCATCCCTTCGGCCTGGCTTTGGTTTGCCCTATAACTTTCCATCCCGCAGCCACCAAGCTGGTGCCCGGTTCGGTAATCAAGGTGTAAGTAATTAACCGTTTATAACCCATGTTACGGGTAGCCCGCCAAGCGGCTGCATACAACATGCTGTTAGCATCCTTGTATCCTTCCAGAACGCAACACCGTGTAACCTCAAGAGTCCAGCCGTCGTCATTGTGTCTTGCTATGGGTCGGCCAACCATGATAACGCCGATAACCTTCTCGCCATCATTTAGGCCTATGCGAAACTTGTCCCTGATCGGGGCAACATTGTGTCGATGATTTTCATTTATAAATGTCTGGGCCTCTTTCAGCGATAATGGTTGTAATTCATATTTCACAGTCACCCCTCCCCTCATGGTTACTGCATTGCAAATAAGTTCATCTGTAACCGGGCCATTCTGGGCCGGATGATATCTTCGCAATAGACAGGATTTATTTCGATTCCTATTGAATTTCTCTCGAGCTGCTCCGCTACGAATAACGTTGTACCAGCCCCGGCAAACGGGTCCAGTACCTTTCCACCTTCCGGGCAACCAGCCAGGATGCAAGGAACAATTAATTTGGGCGGAAATGTGGCGAAATGCGCTTCACTAAATGGCTGTGTGGCTACTTCCCATACTGTGCGCTTGTTCCTGGTGCTGCCCTCCCAAGGGATTGAACTCCCCATATGAGTATTTAATCTATCGGATGCGTTTATCTTGCGTTCCTTGTTACCTGATGTTTTAATCACCGCTTTCATTGGCCCGTTAGTCTTACCTGGTACTCGGTAGGATCCTGCCTGATGTTCAATGTCCTGTGACAGTCTACTAACACTGGATTGAGTAATAGGTTCCTTTATTGCTTCCTGATCGTAGAAATACCTCGAGCTCTTGGATAATAGGAAAATGTATTCATGCGCTTTTGTAGGTCGATCAGTTACGCTTTCAGGCATAGGATTCGGCTTCGACCAAATAATATCGGACCTTAACCACCATCCATCATCCTGGAGCGCAAAAGCTAAGCGCCAGGGGATCCCTGCCATGTCTTTTGGCTTTAAGCCCTGAATCCGATGCCTATTGGGATTGTCTATCCTTTGTCGGCCAACAATGTTTTTGGGATCCCCGATATCAGGATTTGGATTGGACATATAGGAATCGCCCATGTTCACCCACAGGGTTCCGTCTGGCCGCAGCACCCGCTTTACCTCGCGAAAGACCTCAACCATCCTCGCTATGTACTCCTGGGGTGTCGGCTCCAGGCCAAGCTGCCCATCTACCCCATAATCTCTGAGGCCCCAATAGGGCGGGGAAGTAACACAGCAATGGACAGATTCAGACTCGAGCTGTTTAAGAGTTTCCAGCGCATCGCCCTGGTATAGATGCCATGTCAAATTTATCCCCTCCCCTCTGCTATCCCGCTTGGTCCAGGGGGCCGAAACCCCCTGGTTAATGTGTTATCCGAGAATAACGACGTTTTCAATTTCCTTCAGTTGATCTTCCAGGTACGCCTTAATGCGTTTCATGGCATCTATTCTCCATGCGCCGCCATCAGCCTCAAACAGAGCAAAATAAGGAAGGCCATCGCCTTTCTTTGCTCGGAATATAAATTCGCTCTCCGGCTGCTCGATCTCCATGAACGTCCGGTAAGGAGCAAGTTTTACTCTAGGCGGGATTGTAACATTCTCCACCCGGGCTATGCCGCTCTTCGTCGTTACCTGCTGACTGATTCCATCGTCGCAGAATTGGGCCACTTCCTCGCTTCTGACATTGCCAACAATTGAGCGGATCTTCGCCAAATCATCGGTTTCCACAAAGCGGGATTGTGCCATGATGATAAAGGAATCCGGGTCAATGAATTTATCCCAAGGGAAGGGATTGACCAAGGCAGTGCAGACAACCGGGTTAAACCGCTGATTGAAATCTCCGACAATCTCCGTATGCAGGGCTACTTCGGTAGGGCTCTTGATCTCAATTATTAAACCCTCTTCTTTGAATGAAGGGTCTATATTGTTCCGCAAATAGGTAACCAAGGAATCCAGAAAATTGAATCCCAGGGCGGCGGGACTGCTCTCCTTTACCGGATGCAGCTGCTCAAGCGAGTAGGGCCTTCCGTCTACCTTTACAATTGGGTTAGAATTAAGCCCAAGGCCAATTAAATACTCCAATGCTCCCTTTATCATTTCAGTTATCTCCTTTCAGCTATGTTCGTTATTTTACCGGGGTCAAGATCAAGGACTCCCTGATTAGGGTCCTTGCCGTAGATTTCCGATACGACCGCTTTGCCTTTTTCGTCCCGGTCAACCATCAGTGTCGTGTTGATCCCCACCGGAGAAACTAGGCTGGTCTTTACATTAATTTCGAGATTAGCAATAGACCGCTGCTCGTTCGGTTTCATTGTCAGGGTCATAGTTATTTTCCTGGTTTTCTTGGCATCAGTGTTCGGGTCGGCAATATTGGCCGCTACTTGGTCCAGTGCATCTTGCAGTCTTTCTTGTGCGCCTCCACCCGCCAGATTTGAAAAGGTCATTTTCTCCATCGATGTTCTCCCCTCTCATACTTGTCCAACATCAGCATTTATCTTAACCGCCTGCATTCGCGACTACAGGCGAGAAAGCTCTTGCGCTTCTTCCGTGAAAAGCGCAGTATCAATACGGCACTTCGTCATATTTATCTACGTCTGGCCCCTCCCCATACTCCTTGGCGCAAGCCTCGGAACTGGGGATTAAGAATACACAGGAATCGCCGCTCACAGTGCATCTCCAGCCGTGAAATTCGCCGGATGGCCTGGCGCAGGAGCAACCAAGTTTAACCGATGGCTCTACCGGCTGCTCCGCTTCCTCTTCTTCCCAATCGTTAAAATCGGGATCATCATAGTAATAATCTTCCAAATCATCATCGTCGCAGCAGCAGATACAGGCATCAACATCCTCGTCAAAGTCAAAGCAGCAATCATCTATATCTCCGTTGCACATGCAGGTGCTGCCACAAGTCGGGCATGTGTGTGCCATCGATCTCTCTCCCTTCTTCATCCGTGGAATGCGCATTAACTATCCGGCGATTTTCTCAGTATTGGCCACGTGGATCACATCGGGCCTGAAATACGTAGCTTGTCTATCATCAAATTCCACATACCCGCTGGAGTCAATTGCGGTAATCTTGTGTGGGACTGAAATATCAAACCCCGACTTCGACCATCCACTACTTGGCCGGATGATAACTACCGTATCACCCACATCAGCACCGAGCCTTTCGATCTGTTCTTGCCTTCTCTGGTTCCAATAATGCTCAGTGTCAATACTGGTAGACAGTATTTGTTCATCTCCGCCCGGAGTTTTTATAATAAAGAGGTCCGGACTGCTGCCGGTATGGTAAACATCATAATAAAGGCATCCGCCCTCAAGTTCTTTCCCATAGTACGGGCTTTTAGGGTCTATAACCTTAACTGTGGTCATAAAATCAATTCCTCCCTTCTTAACCACGGTGTCCGTGGAAAGCGCATCAATCATCAACGTCCTCAAGGTAAATGCAGCGTGTCGTGTGGTCCTCGTTTTTGCAGTTATTACATAGATTTGGACCTTCATCACATTTGTCTGAGCCTCTCAGTTCGCAATTGGAGCATATGCACTCTCGGCAGTGCCGATCATTTTCGTTATACAACTCATTTCCTCCCTTCCCGGTCTTGTTCTGGCTTATCATATCGGCTATAATAATTTTATTAGCGCAACGCGATAGTGCTTCAGTTGGTGTGGTAGCCGACAGATGCCTGTCCTGCAACAAAAATCGCCAAAGAAGTAGGGCCGTTCGGCCTTATTTCTTTTTCTGGCTCAATACATGCAGCACCATAAATGAGTCCTATCACATACATGGATAGTGCACCAACGACATGGGCTTTGCTCCCATAACACCCGGTAAAAATCATCCTGGTTAATGGAGTAGTCTTTGTCCTCAATCTTCATTGATTCTTCCTCCCTTTATCGGCAATCAACTTTAAAGGTTTTCTCCAGATTTTTTTTAATAAGATCCGATATGTCCGGATAATCATTTGATAGCCAGCCCGACATAAACGACAGTACATCACTTGATCCTCGAATGTGAGTGCCAGTTAAAGCAGCTTCAAGAGCATCTTTAATCAGCAATTCAAGGTTTTTTGATTTCTTACGGGTTTTGAACCTGTTCATAACCCCAATCCCTTGTTGTGCAGGGCTTTGAGCAGTCGAATCATCTTGGTCACCAAAGATAATTCCGCTTGCTATTCTCAGTACTTCGGATGGTATATCCCCCCGCTTCCCAATTTGGAAACCTTTTTCTGGCGTTAGAAAACTAAAGCCATACTCACTGTTGTCTGAATAAAGGTTTATCCCCTCAAGGTAAATATCAATGCCATCAACCGTGGCAATCTTCTGTTTTTCCATACTTTTTCGCCCCTCCCTTGCTGCGCATCTTAACCATTCTGTGTCGTACGCAAAGCTGTACTGCCCAGAAATATTTTTCTTGGACGTTTCCATTCGTTGCTGCGGAATATTATTTCACCCTTATCATCAAAAGCAACTGGATAAAATTCCACCCAATCTTCGCAATCAGCGTTATAACCACTGAAAGGTTTAATTGGTGACTCGCAATCTCCAAATATCCCACAATTACCGCATAAACGTTGTTGTCTTAACATTTCTACCTCCCTCCTCCTCCGTGGAAAGCGCAGCATGATTACTCAGGCTGCTGCTTAGTCAACCTTTCGATTTCACGGTTGATATACCATGCCGCCTTCTGCAAATCTTCAACCTCATTGGAGGTTTCCTTCTTCCCAGCTCGGCAAAGATATTTCAGGGCATTTCCCCGGGAGAAATTCAGGTCCTGATCTTCAATGAAGTCTATAACTTCAATCTTGCCTGTGTTGTAGTGGCTCGGATGATCTACACTTGACATTAAACATCGCCTCCCACAACCACTATTTCGGCATAATTCTGCGGGTCAAAATCGGTATTGTAATCAATATCATCAAACAATGGCTCGAATACTTCTTGGAAATGGAACAGCAAAGGAATGGCTATCTGTTGCATCTGGGGGTGAGCTGCCTTGGCTGCCCTGAGAGTAAAGAAATGCCTCCACTCCCGAAGGTCGTAGGTTACCACTATTTCAGTCTTGAGGGAGTTGGGCAGGACAGATCTGGCTTCCTGCGGAGAGCATCCCATCTTCAACAGACCAAGGTAATATTCTTCAGAATGCCTACATGCTTCTTCCCAATAGCCATGGGCTATTCCACCATTCTCAAAGAAGAAGGGTTTAATAAAAGTTACTTCTCCAGACTTGCCGTAGTTGCAATACCGGGTACTTTCCTGGCTATAAGCTGCCAGTCGGTGCCGGACTATTTCATGGGTCACTCCACGGTCACAGATGATCCTGACGGTGGCCTTCTCGTGTTCAAACATTGAATGATGCCCGGATTTCATAATCATTTCAATGAATGGACGGTAGCTATCCTCGGTGATTTTAGCCTCTGACTTATAGCAGGTCCGGCCAGCCTTTTCGATATTTCTCAGCAGCTGCTTTCCATCAATCTCCGGTACCTCTACATACGGTTTAATAATTCTCATTAAAATCTCCTCGCTTTCTTAATTGCTTGCTGCGCATCTTAACCAGACTGCGCACTAATCTAAAAGATCACCACTGTAACGCCCAGGCTTCATAAGCCCTTTGCGTCTATAAATATCAATTGCATGGCCGAAGTCTAATGCCTCAATGACTTCGCTTTCACCGGTATCCTCGTTGGTTATTCTCCAAGGGTTCAATACTTCACCCTCGCCAATTTCGAAATGGCTGATTGCTAAGCATCCCATTTCGTCGGCAAAATCAGTGTTATCGCCAGTCCATGTAATTGCTTGAGTTTCGATATTTCCGCAATATGGGCAATAACAACCATTCCCCGGATATTCCTCATCAGTCTTTTGTTTCAGGACATATTCGCTGACAAGAAATTCCTCACGACAAACTAAACACTCGATTTTCACTAAACGATCATGTACGTGCATGTTATCCTCCTTGCTGAATGGTGTTATCTCTTCGCCCGGATCTCCATCCATATCCCCGCCAGTAGGAACCCACAGACATAACTGCTGAGATTGATCACATACAGGTCCAGTGCCGCGAACACTGTGGCTATCAGAAGGGCTATGATAATCGTCCGGTAGTGGTTGCGTAGGTAGGCAATCATTATAGATACCCCGGCCCAGTGATCACCCCGATATGGATCAGCACCTGGACCACGACCAGGCCCAGAGCATGCACTCCAACGATGGTCAGGGTTACCCGTTCCCCTTTGCTGGTCTGGGCTTTTAGGATCTGCAAGAAACTCTGTTTTTCCTTCCGGGGCTTGTCTGCTGCCGTGGCGGGTTTTACCCGGTATGTATTCCAATCGTGCTGGGTGATCGAGGGTTCTCTTAACATTACTTTGCCTCCTTCAAATCTGTATGGCATGCATAAGCAATCGCCCTATGGAACAGCAATAGCTATGGTTTCCGGCAGCCAGTTACTTTCGATCCAGGCTCCCAGGGTACCGCGTTCGCTCATTCTGTCTATCTCATCACGTTCGAGGTAGGCGATTGGTGTTCCGGGTGTAACAAAGAGGGTATAGTCGTTTTCATACTCACCCAGGTAGTCCAATAGATCAGTTGGATTATTGATAATAGTCGCGTTACGCGCCATTGTTGCATGACCTCCTATCAATTGATAGATCAGGCTGGTCAGCCGCTGGTTTGATATTCTAAGATCCTCTATAACCATAAAGAGGTTGTCCACGCTGCGGCCGATCCGATCCATAGTCCACTCCTGCTACTTCCGATTTTAAGTAGTCCCGGGGGATGAAGCCCCCGGGACCTCATTAGGGGAGTTAGGTAATCTCGGGACGGCCAGCTGCTATCCCATGCGCCCTTACAGCCAAGGAGTTTGGCAGGCAAATTCGTGCCCCCACGGGTCCCCGCCGCCCGAAAATGGATTACTATGTTAAAGGCTGCCCGCCCGGGCCAACACCCGCTGCAGGTTCCGGGCGGGCAGGAACGTTGATTTCCCCAGGGAGGGGGGTAATCTCCCTGGTGGTTGGAGGAGAAGAATGTCAGCCAGACTGTCGTGCATCTTCGTCGAACTTGCGATCAGTCCAGCGTGATACCTAAAATCAGAAGAAGGTAATGGCGCTTTTAACGTGGTACCAATCACCGTCTGACATATCCACTCTGAGATAGGCTCCAGCGCTCTTGTCTCTTTTAAAGCCTACTCTCAGCGGCTGGTGATTCTCCGGGTGATCCCAGCGGCCATACCAGTTTTTCAGGAAATCCTTGAAAATCTGTTTGTGGGCTTCGGATAGCTTATTAAAGCCTTTTACTTGCTCGGCAGCTGTTAAATTCATCCGACCATTCCCCTTCTCATAAGATTGATGGTTATGCAGCTTGCTCTGCTGGTTGCTGGATGCCGTATCTCATCAGTTCCTCTTCGAGCTGTTGAATGCGGGAGCTGGCATGGATGGCTGCCGCGAGTTCCTTCCCTACTTCCAGCGCCTGGTTGCTGATCTCCTCGCCGGTCCTTGAGTCCGCGGGAGATATTTCATACAACTCATTTACGAGGTCTTCATATTGAGCTCTCAGTCCGGGCAGCTTAGCAACGAGTGCCTTCTGCTCATTAATATCTGAATAAATCCGGTGTATTTCTTCAACGCTGTTGAGGTCCATATAATCAGCCATTTGGAAAAACTCCTCTCCTGTGGTATAATAGATAAGTAATCATTCATCGGGCCGCTGCGAGCGGTCTTTTTCTTTCTGTGAGGTAGCTCACCAGTCCTAACTGGTAACGGTCATCCAGCTCGGCCACCAGGTTGAGATCTGCCCTGATCCGGTCGCATAATTCCCAGCCAGTAAGAGTAGCGTGTTCCCTTTCCTCCTGGGTCAAGTCTGCGCCGGTATGCTTGTCCAATAGCATTAAGGGCAATTTCCTGAGGGCAGCATCGGCTTCAGCATCTTCCTTCTCCACCCGCCGGATCATGGTCTGAGGATGCCGGTCCCCTTCGATATAACTTAGGCAAGAATAACCAGTGGCGTCTTCGGCTACTGAAATGCCGATAATTAGGTGTGTTTTGGATGCTTTGGGCATCAGATCAGGGGCCAGATCCCGCTCCCGGGATACCACCTTAGAAATCAACGCTTCACTGCAGCCAAGGTGCATGGCAGCATTCCTTTGGCTGCCGTAACCTTTCATGAAACCCATCTTAAGCACTTTGCGTTCTTCCAACATTGTCAAATTCACCCCCTTTCTATTTACTTACAAATGTTCTATTTTTATAAAAGAGAAGCCGTTATTTGATCTTTCTCAACATGCCATATTCCGGATTTATTGGTTGGTTGGAAATACTCTGAGCTTCCTGGTCCTCAATATATTTATCCAACCCTTCCCGGGAAAAAAGGACCCGGCGGCCGACTCTGACATGAGGAACCAAACCCTTTTTCGCCTGGTTAAGCAATGTCCAATACGAAATCTTCAGATAATCTGCCGCTTCCTGAGCTTCCATCATATTGCGTGCCATAAATTTCGCCTCCTTCCGCTATTTGATCTTTATGCTTTGACTGGCTTCATCCGCGCCTTCATCCCGGCATAGGCTGGCCAGCCGTCGATGGTGATAATGTAGTAGTCGTAGGTGTCTACACGCTCCCAGAAGTCACCGTTCTTGACTTCAACGATGCCAGTTGCCGGGATTATATCCCCGTTTTCAAGCTGCAGGAACGGCTTTTGATCTTCGATCACCAGCTGGCCAAACGTCCAGCCGTCGAGCAGGGAGTCCAGCTGATCTATTGATTTTTGTAAGCTATCGGTTAATAACAATGGGGCTGCCTCCTTCCTCTATTTGATCTGTTTATTTGATACCCATTCGGGAGAAACTAACCATCAGTGCCGGTTGGTTTAAACCTATTGGACATATCGTCTAATGGGTTGTCAAAAAAAAGAGCTTCTATGCTTTGCCCCAGAAGAATGGAAACTTGCCGCGCATTATCAATAAGAGGGTCGCGGCTTCCATCTTCCCATTTGTAATAGATTCCAGGAGATACACTAAGTTTTTCAGCTATAGCTGCTACTGTGTAACCTTTTTCTAAGCGAGCTTTTTTGAGGGCTTCCCTCACTGTTTTACACCTCCTTTGTAGACGTTATGTCTAACTATTTATATACTATTAGACGTTCTGTATAATGTCAATGCTTATTTCCCGTTTTGTCTAAAATATTTTTATGCTACTAGACAAACGGTATAATTTGTCTATGGAGGTACTCCACGTGGGTTTAGGAGAAAGAATTAAGATATTGAGGTCTCAAGCTGATATCGAGAGGGACGGTTTAGCCAAAGCTATTGGTATTACTTACCACGCCCTCTCGAAATATGAAACAAATGAAAGAGAACCCGATTATCAAACAATAAGGAAAATAGCTGAATATTTCGGAGTATCAACAGACTACCTCCTTGGGATTAATGAATCGGAACATGATAATGGTTACCCAAATTTTTCAATGGCCTTTGCTGATTTAATGAAAAGGGCTCAGGGCTCTAATCGTTCGATCAATGAATATGCCCTTGATGCAGGTGTAAGTGCTACTTATATATCAAGGCTCCAACGGGGATTAGTTTCAAAACCGCCAGGGGTTGATGTAATTAGGAAGCTATCCGCAAGAGCTGATAATGGGGTTACATATCGCGACCTTATGGATGCAGCAGGCTATCTAGTAGTAGAACCTGCCGATTTTAGTCTTGCGCATATACCTATCCTCGGAACCATCAGGGCCGGCCTCCCGATCCTGGCTGAGGAAAATATAGAAGGTTATTTAGATATCCCGGATAACATGCAGGCGGACTATGTCCTGCGAGTCGTTGGGGATAGCATGATAGGATCCGGAATTATTGACGGAGATCTGGCTATCTGCCGGGAAAACCAGATGGCCAACTCTGGGCAGATAGTGGTTGCAATCAAAGATTTAGCCAATGGATATTCCGAGGCTACGTTGAAATATTACTTTGAGAATGGGAAGGGACGAACGCTTAGGCCGGCCAATCCTAATTATGAAGAAATCGATATGGTAAGTGATGGGTACCGGATAGCTGGCACCCTTGTTGCATCTGTTCGGCAGGACGCTCCTGGATATCAAGTCTATAAAGATTATCTAACGGTTTGCGGCCGCGAAGAATGGACGGAAGTAATTGAGAAGGCTGCCCAGGGTGGATTTAAACCAGAACAGGTAAGGGATCTACTCGAAATGCAAATTGAGATCGCCAAAAAAATGAGGGGGTTAAAATAAAAACAAAATAAATATGAGGGGGGAACAAATATTTATATTTTATTTTGAAACTGCTGCTTTGCGGCGGTTTTCGTGTTTAATGGGCCTTTTACAGGAAATGGGTGGCATATGCTGGCGAATTACATAAAAGAAGGGAGATAATTAAATGGAAGAAACGTCCGGTGTTAAAAAGCTTCTATGGAAAAAATGGTGGTTCTGGGGAGTAATAATTGTGTTGTTAATTGCTTTTGCATCCGGTGGTGATGATAAAACGGACACTACCAGTAACAACAATGTAAGTGGATCGAAAGCGACCGTATCTACCCCTGTTGATAAACCGGATAACTCATTTAAATCGGGCATGTATAAAGTTGGATCAGATATACCCGCCGGAGAATATGTCTTAGCAACCAATGCCGGTGGTTATTTTGCTGTGACCTCGGATTCTAGCGGATCTTTTGAGAGCATCTTGGCTAATGATAATTTTTCTAATCGATCAATTGTCACAGTAAGCGATGGTCAATATCTCGAACTAAAAGGATGCAAAGCATACCCCTTTGCTGAAGCTCCGGCTATTGATAAAAGTGGTGGGGTTCTAGAATCAGGAATGTATAAGGTCGGCATCGATATTCCTGCTGGTGAATATAAGGTAGAATCAGATGGAGGATATATTGAAGTCAGTTCAAGCAGCAACCATAACCTGGATTCTATTACAACAAACGATAACTTTGAAGGAACTAAATACATAACCGTAAGTGACGGCCAATATTTGAAAGTGAACAACGTAAAAATCCACCTTAATAGCTGAACAATATTTTAAAAGAGAAGCAGGTATGCAACCCGGTCAAGTTGGCCGGGTTCACTTTTTTCTGCCCATGTGTTATAACATCCATGGAGGTGTTAGGATGTCAGAGACCAAAAAGCCGAGAAGTGCTGCCGGCTCCTACCGGGCCAGAGGAAAAGATACCTACGAGGTACGCTATAAAGGAGAATCTACTACCGTTAAGGCTAAGAATGATCAGGAAGCTGCCCGAGAATTAGCTAAATTCATTACACGTGTTGATGAGGGTAAGTATAAGAGACCTGCCAAGATGACCTTGCAGGATCTTTCTATTCGGTTTCTCAGGGACAACCCCGATCTATCTGAACCTACCCGTGAAAACTATAAGATTCATCTTGATAAGCGAATCCTCCTCGCCTTAGGGCATAAGAAGATTGATAAAATAACTCCTGCCAATATTTATGATTTTCTAAATAATTTGAAAGAAGACGGTATAAGAGCGGATGGTAAACCAGGGGGTCTCAGCCCAGCAACAATACAAAAGAATTTTCATATTCTCAGCTCAATGCTTGCTTTTGCAGTAGAAATGGGTGAAATCAAGGAAAACCCTTGTGACCGAGTCAAGCCCCCCAAAATACCAAAAAGAAAAAAGGCTAGCATTGATAAGGATCCGGCCAGGGAGATGCTGCGCGCGCTTGCGAATGAATCCCTTAAATGGAGATGCATTACCCTTCTTGGAGCTTCAACTGGAGAAAGACGTGGTGAGGTTCTAGGTATAGGTGATAAAACCCTTGACCTGGTCAATTGTGTGATTTACGTCGACCGGGCATCCCGGCATATGAAAGGCGCACGAGTGGTTTTCTATAATCCTAAGACCGAAACTAGCAAGCGGGCAATTCCTTTCCATCCGAGCCTGGTGCCTCTGCTGCAAGCCCAGATAGATTATCGAAACAAACAACGTGATAAGTGCGGAGATAAGTGGCACAATCAGATTGAAGTCAACGGGGAGATGGTTTATAATGACCTGCTGTTTACGCAGTGGAACGGAAAGCCCATGCACCCTAATTCCGTTGATACATGGTTCAGTAAATTCAGAGAGGACAATAACCTTCCGGAAAACCTAACCTTCCATGGATTGAGGCATACAAATATTACTCAGCTGCTTAAGCATGGTGTTGATGTGGGTACCGCTGCCGACAACGCTGGCCATGCAAAGAAATCAACAACTCTGGACTATGATGATCCCGATATTGAAGCCCTCCGCCAGGTCCCCGAAAAGGCAAATGAAGCTTTTGATTTGGAGAACATTGTGCCCGATCTTATAAACCTGCCCATTAACATTTACCGGAAGAGAGAAAAGAAGGCCCAATAG